AGCCACAGCCATCGATCGCAGGCGTGGCCAAGCTGGCTTGCGCCCATGTGGGGGCGAGGCATACGCCCCGCCGCCTCAGCATGGCGTTTGTCGATCAGTGTTACGAGGCCATTCTCAGGCGGCGGGATGCGCATTATTTCCTCCACGGCGGAAGGCTGCGTGAAGCGGCGGCTTCGGTTGGTGCTACAGAAGGCGACGCTGCGGTCGGCGTTGCCGCCTTCTTCGCGCCGTCAACAACCTTCCAGGCTTTCACCTCGTTGCGATCTTTGTAAGCCCCTTCGCCGACTTCGATTGAAATCTTGACCATGCAGGTCCCGCCGACCAACTGGTCAGTATCCTGCAAAGTGCCAAGCCCGATCGCCCGCATCAGGTCGGATAGCTGCTCGCGGCCGATCTTCTCGGCAACCGGGTTGGGATTGCTGACGTTGAGGTTGCCGTAAACAACCCGGCCCTCATGCGTCGGTCCAATGATATCGTATCGCACGGCGACATATTTGCCCGTGCCAGCCTTCGTCGCCTTGACCGTGGCGTCCGTGATCCGGGCGCTGTACCAGCCCGGCGGCACAAGTTCATATGACCGGTCGCTCTGATACTCGGAAGCGGAAATAGGTTGATCAAGTCTCATGGATTAGTCCTCCTTGGTGATTGCGAATGACGCACGTCCGGGCGTCACGGTTATTGCCTCCGACAATGCGTCGGTGATTGACGGCGCAGATGCCTTCCACAGCGTCATGTTGATTTCTGGCTTCCAGCGGAACAACCTGCCGAGGTGATCGGTAAGGCCGTGAGCCGCGGCGACTTCCTGCAATTTGTCGCCGTCCACTTTCCAGTTGTCCCGGCTCGTCACGCGGACCTTGTAGCCCGCCCATTCGGTGCGTTCCGTCGCCAGCATCTCGTCTTCGATCTGCCGGCGGCGTTCAGTCCATTCCGTTTCGGCTTGCTTTGCCTCAAGCCAGAGGGCGGCGAGGTTATCCATTGGCGCCCCCAATCTTCTGGATGACAGCGCCAAGGTCAGGAGCTTCCCATGCGTCCAGCCGGCCAGACCGATCCTTGGCCAGCCAAAGGCCATCGCCGTCACACATCAGGGCGCGCTGAGGCACGCCTTCAGCGTCCTTCTCCACCCTCAAAGCAAGGACTTCATCGAAGAAATATGGAAGCTGCTGGCCGGTCTTGTTCCCCGGCATGGACGGGGCGTAGAGGATGCGTCCGGTCTCGTCCTGGCTCTTGTCGAGCTTTGCAGACATGTAGACGTGTTTTCCGGGGAGGTCGCGGAACGCGCGGATGATGTGCGCCATTGCTTCCTGCATCGCGCCATACGCTTGTCTGGGGTCTTTCGCGATGCGCTTCTCGTCGCCCAGCACGACCTCGGCAATCTCGCTGATGCTATCCAGCGCGACGGACTGGTAAGCGGCCGCCTCTCCAGAGTGGGTCAGCCATTCAAGGGCGTTCGTAAGGTCCGCGATGTTTCCAATCTCAATGTATGGAAGATCGGCGCTCGCGATCGACAGCAGCCCGGCTTCCGCCGATAGCGTGATGGGGGAGGGCAGGGTTGGGATCAGGGAGGTCTTGCCTGCACCGGCTTGCCCGTAGACCAGTATCTTGACGCCGTCGCGCGCAAGGGCGCTCGTGCGTTTCAGGTTAATTGCCATGGTGATGTCTTTCTCGTTTCCCCTGTCGGACGATCCGGTCGGGTTGCATTCTCATTGCCCGCGCCGCATGAGTGTGTCAATAGTAAATTATGGAGGTGCCAATGTTGACACTCGAAAGTATCAGGAAGGCGCTGGAGGATCGAAACCTTCGGCGCGTATCAGAGCGCACCGGGATCAGTTATTCGACGCTGATGCGCCTGCGCCGGGGCGAAACCCTGTCTTACCGCCACGCGAAACAATTAAGCGATTACATCAAGGATACAGTCCATGGCTGACGTTACGGACATCTTCGGCGGCCCATGGCGCCTGCCTACGCCAGTCGCAATCGACGACCAAATCCGCCAGGCAATGGCCGCGGCGGGCATAACACCGCCACCGTCGATCGAGCTGGATGGCAAATTGCACCGCTGGCAGACGGGCAGCAAAGGCAAGGCGGGATATGACAAGCCGGGATGGTACGTCTTTTTCGCCGATGGCATCCCCGCTGGCATGTTCGGAGACTGGCGAATGGGTATCGCCAGCACGTGGCGTGCCGAGGTTGGCCGGCCGCTGACGATCGAGGAGGAGGCTGCAATTACCCGCAGGCAGGCGGAGGCGCGGACAAAGCGCGATGCACTCGCCGATCAGGTGGCGGAGACAGTCGACATTATCTGGAGCCAGGCGGGGGCAGCGTCGGATGATCATCCTTACCTAGCCCGCAAGGGCGTCAAGGCCCACGGATTGCGCATTACCGGCGACGGGCGGCTGATTGCGCCCATGTTCAACGGGGACGGTCGGCTGTCTTCCGTTCAGTATATTGATGCTGAAGGAGCCAAACTTTACCACTCCGGAGGGGTCGCCAGGGGCTCGCACTGGTCCGTAGGCGTGTTCGAGGGCGCGGATACAATCTACATCGCCGAGGGTTTTGCCACGGCGGCCACCATCCATGAAATTACCGGCAAGCCCTGCGTGGTGTCCTATTCAGCTAATAACCTCGTGCCGGTCACGGAAGCAATCAAAGGCGCATACGCCGACGCGAAGGTTGTGATCGTCGCCGATCACGACAAAGGCGGCACCGGGCAGAGATATGCCGAGCAGGCTGGCGCCAAGCATGGCGCTGCGGTTTTCGTCATCCCGATCCCCGGCATGGATGCGAATGACTACGTCCAGGCGGGCAACGATCTTATCAGCTTCCTAAATCCGCCAGTCGATCAATGGCTTTTGCAGGCGGATGAATTTTCTTCCGAATGCGTGCCCATCAGATGGCTGGTCAAGGGCTGGGTGCAGCAGGAGGCGCTTGTCATGGTTCACGGACCAAGCGGAGGCGGGAAGACTTTCGCCGTGCTGGACTGGGCGCTTCATATGGCGGCTGGCATAGAAATCTGGAACAATTGCAAGGTCAAGCCGGGGCCTGTCGTCTACCTTGCCGGCGAGGGGCACCAGGGCCTGCGCAGCAGGATTGCAGCGTGGAAGCAGCACCATGGCGTGCCACGTTTGGAGATGTGGTTAAGCAAGGCGGGCTGCGATCTCAATACCTCCGAAGGCCGCCAGAAGGTAATTGACCATGTCGGCGCACTGCCGACGCCGCCGCTCCTCATAATTGTGGACACCGTGCATAGGTTCCTTGACGGCGATGAGAATAGCTCCGTTGACGTAAGGACAATGATCGAAAGTTGCGCTGCGCTGACGCAGAAGTTCGGATGCACGGTTATCCTTGTCCACCATACCGGCGTGAGCGAGGAGGCCCAGCACCGGGCGCGCGGATCCTCCGCCTGGCGCGGGGCGCTTGAGATTGAGATATCGGTTGTGCCGGGAGACCCCGGTCACATGCAACTGATCCAGCGCAAGGCCAAGGATGCCGAGATCGCAGCGCCAGTCGCGGCCATGCTTAAAACGATCGCCATTGACGGATGGGTGGACGAGGACGGCGATCCGGTTAAGAGCGCGGTGATTGTCGCAAGCGATGAACCGGAGCAGATCAAGACGCGCAAACCGTCCAAGATCGAGATCCACCAGAAGCTGTTTACGCAGGCCTGGAAAGCCTTCGGCGATCGCCGGGATGGTTTAGTTTTTCTAAGCCGTGAGGGGTTCAAACGGCACCTTGAGGTGATCGGGTTTGCCCCCGGATCGGTCAAGAATTACCTCGCCCCAGCCTCCGCCGGGAAGCCAATCCACGATCTCCTGCTGGCTGGCTTCATCGAGGTTTCGGGGGATGGATGGGCTATTATCGAGCCGGGTTGGGTGGCGCAAATCAACCTGCAAGAGGCGGTCACCTAAGTCACTTTGGGTAATCTGGTGTCACAGGTGACTCAGGTGACAAAACAGCCAAAGTGAGCCGGGTTCCGGTAACCTGAGTCACCTCCCCCTTTAGGGGGAGTGACTAGGTGACCGAGGCTCACTGACGGTTGTGGCGGTTTGAGAAACTTTTTTGACGGGGTTGCCCTGAACTTGCGTCTGATGCACAACGCTCGCCTAACACGAGAGGAGACCACCCAATGAACGAAGCCGAAGCCATCATGGAATTCCGTGAAGCATCCGCCGCTGTCCGCCGAGCGTTCGGCGCCCGCGACGATGCCCGCGTGGATCAAATCCTGGCCGATACCCGCATGTCATCAGCCACAGTAACTCTATCAGATGCCCAGGCACGGCTACTGGCCGCTGACGTGGCGCTGCAAGCTGCACGCGCCGAGCCTCCGACGCCGGCGGATATCGATGTGAGCCGCCCCGCTTCTGTCGTCGAGGCGACCATCCCGAACGGCGCAGAAGGCGGCG